GTGATGAGATTTAGTGCAACTGAAGTATCAGTCAGGATGAGACAAAGAATGCCTATACTTGGACCAATTTTAGCTAGACAGGAAGGTGAATTTCTTGATCCTCTTATCAGAAGGACAGTAAACATACTGATGAGAGCATACTTATTGCCTGAAATGCCTAAAGAAATGAATAATCAGTTTAAGATTGAATATATTAACCCTGTATCAATTGCAATGAGGTCTGGAGAAATAAGTTCCATGAATCAGCTATTTGAAATGATAATGCCTCTTGCACAAATTGATCAGACAATACCAATGTATTTTAATACTCAGCAAATACTGAGAAATACTGCTGAAGTCTTGCAAATACCAACTTCTAACTTGAGAACTGAAGAAGAAGTACAGCAAATGATAGAAGAACAGCAAAGACAACAACAAGCACAAGAACAAATGCAACAAGCACAAGTAGCTGGTCAGTTAAATGAATCAATGGCAAAAGCTGAATCACTAAGGTCTGACTCGGCATGATTACACGCTGGTTACAGGAAAAAGAGAAAAGAACACAGTTTAAAGAGGTTTTTAGCGGAGAAGAAGGAAAGGATGTATTGGCAATGCTTGCTAATGCTCACTTTGTTTTCAGAACATCTCATGCTAATGACCCTTATACATCTGCATGGCAGGAAGGTCAAAGAACTGTAGTATTAGAGATTATTAATCTAGTAGGTGCAGATTTGGAAGCCATAAGAAAACGTATTGACATGCAGGAACAAGCTCGACAACAAAATCGAGCATAACCTTTAACATAAATTATTATGTCAGAAGAAGCACAGGCTCCTGAAAGTACAGGGCAAGCTGAGAGTGGCGAATCTTCGGCTTTAGCATTTAATGCATCCTCTATGCCGGAAGGTTTAAAGGATGAACCAAGCCTCCAGACATTTGACTCAGTAGATAAACTCGCTAAGTCCTACGTTAATGCAGTCAAAAAGATTGGTGGCGACCCAAATAACATGATTAATCTCCCACAAGAAGGAGAAAGTTGGGATCATGTATATAATCAATTAGGAAGACCAGAGCGTTCAGATGGTTATGATCTGGGAGAAGATGATCAAGGTGATCTTGATAATTTTAAGCAATTCTCACACGATATTGGTCTTACACAGCATCAAGCAGAAAATATACTTAATGCTTATAGTGATATACAAGAGCAGGAAGCAGAACAATTCCAGCAAAATATTAAAGATTTAGAAGTCCAGACTACCATTGATTTGCAACGTGAATGGGGCAAAAACTTTGATGGTAATATGGATTATGCTAAACGTGCATATTCACAATTTGCATCTCCAGAACTGTCTCAAGTATTAGATAATACAGGTCTTGGCAATCATCCAGAGATGATCAGGGCATTTTCTAAAATTGGACAGATGTTAGGAGAAGAATCTCTTGCAGTAGGAACTGGTTTGGGACAATCACAAATGTCACCTCAAGCCGCTCAAGAAGAAATTCAGGCATTATATTCTGATCAGGATTTCTCTAAGGCTTATCGTGATAATCGTGACCCCGGACATCAAACTGCAATGAGAAAAATGGATAGGCTTTTTAAACAGGCATATCCAAATCAAAGACGAGTACGATAACATCACGCCTCTATAGTAGAGGTTCTACCGAAATAACGATAATAGGCAGATAAGCGTAAGCCCTGCTGAAAAGTCTGTTGTGACCCTTTATGGATAATCACTAGGTATAGTGATATAACTTTTTTTCATAATGGTAACAATATGGCTAATTTTTATGACATTGAAACCTCGTATATACATCGCTATTCTGCTGATGTATTACATGCGCTTCAACAAAAGACTGCACGAATACGTAATTTCGTGACTAATAAGCCAAACTGTCAAGGTGTTGCAGAGTTTATAGATAAGATCGGAACTAACGAAGCACTAGACAAAGTTGCCCGTTTTGCAGATTCACCTGTACAAGCGATTTCCCATCAACGTAGGAGAGTATCAGCACAACCTAAAAATGCTGGATTCTTTGTAGAAGGTTTTGACACTCGTAGAATGAACTATGATGTGTTCCAACCTTATGCAGAAGCTACGTCAATGGCAATGGCTCGTAAGATGGATGCTACAATCGTTGATGCCGCTTTTGGTTCAGCATATGAATCAGATGGTGGTGCAATGGACGGAGCAACAGAGATAGTTTGGAATTCAAGTAATTTTCCTAAACAGTTTATTGATAAAGATTTACTTGTTGGTTCACATACTGCTGACATGAGTGGTATTGATAATACTGCTGGTAACTCTCGTACATTATCAATTGACAAACTGTTAAAGGCTCGTAGAATTCTGTCTGAAAATGAAGCAGATCAATATGATGAAGGTGGTAATCCACTTTATTTCATTGTGTGTTCAGCATCACAGATAGAATCTCTGTTACATTCCCAACAAATCCAAAGTTCGGATTATAATAATATTCGTGCATTGGTTGAAGGACAAACCAACTATTTTGCTGGCTTTCAGTTTATTAGGTATGAAAATATGCCTACTACTGGTAGTGGCGATTCATTGGTAGAAAAAGTTCTTGCATTTCATCCGCAAGGCTTGGCTTTCTGTTCTTGGGAAGAACCCATAACTGAAATAGAAAGACGTTCTGACAAATCTTTTGTCCCATATGCATATTTTGAGATGGATATTGGCGCAACTAGGGTTTGGGAAGAGATGGTCATTCAAATTGATTGTTTTAAGACTGCTTAACCTATAATCTAAAAAGGACAATATGGCTGATCAATATGCTGTAAATCATAAGAAACGTCATGTGACTGTTCCTGCAAAGCTGACTGATGTCGCTGATCAGGGTGGTCGTATGCGTATGCTGTATGATAAATTTACATTTACATCGCCTAATATTGCGATGCAAATAAATGATACAATAGCCTTTGGCAAACTGCCTCCCGGAGCAAAAGTATGGGATGCTACTTTGCATCAATCGGCAACACTAGGTTCTAGTTGTCAATTGAGTTTAGGATATACTGGTGCGGCTACTGCTTTTTTAGCGGCCGCTGTTGCTACAGGTGCAGGAACACGTTATATGAGAGAAGGAGTAAGTAATATTACTCAAGCTCCTGTAACAATTACTTCTGAAGTTACTGTTCTAGCTACATTAACTGCGGCAGTAAGTTCCTCAACTTCGGCATTTGTAGAAGTTAGAATTTATTATACTGTTGATTAATATCAATCGGGGGTTGGGAAACTGACCCCCACTCTTAATAGTTTAATATGGACAAAACTGGTATAGCTAACCTTGCCTTGAGTAATCTAGGTGAGGCTAGAATACAATCTCTTACAGAAGACAGTTCCAGAGCAAGAGCATGTAGTGCAAGAATGGATCAGGTTATTGAATCTGTTCTGCGTATGCATGTCTGGAATAGTGCATTAGAAAGACAATTATTAGTTACAGGGGATACTCCTATATTTGGATGGAATTACTCTTACCAACTTCCAGCCGATTGCATAAAAGTAGTTGAAGTTGAGCCTGTATCAAAATATCAAGTAGAAAAGAAATACGTTTTATCTAATGAAAAATCTCTCTACCTTCTCTATGTAGCAACACCTACAGATATAAACAATCTTGATTCCTTGCTTGCAGAAGCAATTGCAATGAAACTTGCAGTAGAAGTTGCAGAAACACTTACAAGTAAACAGGGATTAAAGCAGGAAATGATGCAGAAATTTATAATTGCATTACAAGAAGCACGATCTGCTAATTCCAATGATAGAACACCAGAGCATAGAGAAAGATCATCTTGGCTTGATGCTAAAAAAGGTAGATATTCAGTTAAACATAGAACCTTTAATACTCCTACTCTTGGATATGAAGTTGATCAACAAGCATGGAAGACTAAGTAGATATGGCGAAGTATGAATTTCTTCAACCAAAATTTATTGAAGGTGTATTAGCAAAAAGTCTTCAAGGTCGCTCTAGCGAAGAGTTTTACCATTATGGGTATAAAAGCTCTAAAAACCTAATTCCTGTGTTATCAGGTCCAGTTGTTAAACGAC